TTTGGCGCAGCCAGCCCAGTCAGCCTGCGCCGACCGATCGGATCACGGATTGGGCCGGGGTTGTCGATGGCAATCCGATCCACCTGACGCTGCTGCGCGTGGTGCTGGATCAGTTGTCAGGCCCGCCGCAACCGATCGCAGCCCAGCTGGATGCCGCGCTGATCCAGAACATCAAGGCGCTGATCGAGCCCAAGCCGGCGCCTGTCGTCGAAGCGCCGAAGCCAGCAAAGCCGAAGGCGGACGCCCGCCCCCAACTCAAGAGGAACTGGTGACATGGACCGATCTGACCGCGGCCCGGGTTCCGTGCGGAACATGGGCGATGAGCCCGACCTGATCCAGTGGGTCTACGACGCCGCCAAGGCGGGAATGAGCGTCGACGAAGTGCGCAAGAGCTTCGGTGCGCAGCGCGTCTATATCCCCGCGAAGCCGCAGCTGAGCAGCGAAGAGCGCGACCGCATCGCCCAAGAACTGCAGAGCCGCACTGCTGCCGAAGTGGCCCGGCGGCACGGTATCAGCGTTCGGCAGGCCTATCGCATCCGGAAGCAGGCGAAGCCCAGCGGCCCGCCCGGTCTGTGACCCTGACATTTTGCCTAGCCGTGTCAGGGGGCTGCTTCGCAGAGTCCGCCGGGGCGCGGCATTCGCGTCGAATCGAAACCACCCGCCATGGCCTACACCCAAGCCGATCTTGACCGTCTTGACCGAGCGATTGCCAGCGGCGTGCTGACGGTCGAAGTCGCCGGTCGGCGCATGACCTACCAGGACGTCGATGCGCTGCTGAAGGCTCGCTCGCATGTCGCCAGCCAGCTTGCCGGTGTCGGCGCGCAGCCTCGCTCTGGCGCCACCAAGCGCTTCACTTTCACCAGCCTGCGGGGCGACTGACATGGCCAAGCGCAAGCGCAAGACGACGCGCACCCACGCCCGCGCGGCAGCGCAGCCCGTCGCGGCACAGCGCGCCTACGAAGGCGCCAACCCGAAGGACGGCTGGCGGCCGCGCCGCGGAGGCGCCAGCGCCAATGCCGATCACCGCGCTGACTCGATCCCGCTGCGCGTGCGCGCCCGGTCGCTGTACCAGAACGTGCCCTACGTCACCCGCGCGATCGACTCGCTGGTCGCGGCCTGGGTTGGCAGCGGCATCAGCATTTACAGCACCTCGAAGTCGAAGCGCACGAAGCGCCTGTACGAAGAGCGGCTCAAGACCTGGCAGTACGAATGCGATGCCGATGGCCTGCGCTCGCTCGATGCGCTGATCCACGGCGCCGAGCTTGCTGCCGCCATCGATGGCGAGTGCCTGATCCGCCGCCGGCCGCGCCGCGAAAGCGATGGCCTGTCGGTGCCGCTGCAGCTGCAGCTGCTGGAGATCGACTGGCTGGACAGCACCCGCAACGGGCCCGCGCCCAGCGGCAACGGCAGCGTGATGATCAACGGGATCCAGTACAACGCTATCGGCCGCATCGAGGGCTACTGGCTGTTCGATGCGCACCCTGGCGACACGTACACCAACACCGGGCGATTCGACAGCCGGCTGGTGCCCGCCAGCGAGATCATCCACTACTTCGAACCGAAGCGGCCGGGACAGGGGCGCGGCATCAGCCGCCTGCACTCTGTCATTGCGCGGGTGCGCGACTTCGCCCTCTACGAAGACGCAGAGCTCGCGCGCAAGAACCTCGAGTCGCGGTTCGGCATTGTCGCCTCGGCGGACGTCGACGCGCTGGCCAATCCCGCGGTCGGCGCCACGCAGGTCACGGACCAGCAGCTCATCGAGGGCGACCTGGGCATGCTGCCTTCGGGCGGCATCACGCAACTGCCGCCCGGCCTGAACCTGACCAAGATGGAGCCGGCCGCCGCGCCCGGCATGGTCGAGTACTCCAAGCTCTCGCTGCACCTGATCTGCGCGGGCGTTGGTGTGCCGTACCACATGGCCACCGGCGACGTAAGCGAGGTCAACTTCAGCAGCGCTCGCATCCGCGACATCGACTTCCGCCGCGACGTCGACCAGCACCAGTGGATGTGCACCGCCCCGCGGCTGATCCGCCCGATCATGAAGTGGTTTGCCGATGCGATCGAACTGAGCGAAGGGCTGCGTGCCGACTACGGCTTCGAGTACTCGATGCCCAAGTGGGACTACGTCAACCCCAAGCAGGACATCGATGCCGAGCGCGGCGCGCTGGAAGGCGGCCTGACCACGCTCAGCGAGTCGCTGCGCCGCCGTGGCTTCAAGCCCGAAGAGGTCTTCGCCGAAATGGCGCAGGACTTCGAGGCTCTTGAGAGCAGCGGCGCCATCAAACTGCTGCAGCTGATGCGCGGGGCTGCGGCCGCCGCCTTGCCGCCTGCGGAGCCAGGGCAAAACTGATCGCGCCCCCCCCCCCTGACATTTTGCCTATTTCTGTCAGGGGGGTAGGGGGAAGCATGCGACCCCATGAACGCGAAAACCCGCACGCTTCCCAACCAGATCCGACTGGCGACCCTGCAGCCGGACACCTTCAACCCCGAAGCCCGCACCGTCGAAGTGGTCTGGACTACCGGCGCCCGCGTGCGGCGCTATGACTGGTGGGAAAACGAGTACTACGACGAAGAGCTGGAAGTCTCCAGTGCTGCCGTCGACCTCGCGCGCCTCAGCAGCGGCGCAGCGCCCGTCCTGAACTCGCACCGCACCGGTGACCTGTCGAGCCAGATCGGCGTGGTCGAGCGCGCATGGATCGACGGCAACGAAGGCCGCGCCGTGCTGCGCATGTCGGGCCGCGAAGACCTTGCCGGCATCGTCGCCGACATCCAGGCCGGAATCATTCGAAACATCAGCGTCGGCTACAGCGTGCAGGAGTACGCCGTCACTCGCGCGCAAGGGCAAGTGCCTGTCTACCGCGCCGTTCGCTGGAGCCCCTCGGAACTCAGCTTCGTCACCGTGCCGGCCGATGCACAGGCCGGCACGCGCGACGCCCCACAGCAGGGCACCCCCTGCGTCTTCAACACCAAGGAAACCACCATGGACCGTAATGATCCGGCGGCCACCGCCGATGACGCCGCTGATCCCGCGGCCAACTCTCAGACCGTTGTCGCGCCGGCGCCTGCCGCCTCGGTGGACGAAGGCGCCATTGCGGCGCGCTCGGCCGAAGTGATCGAGCTGGCCACCCGCCACGGCTTTGCCGACCGCGCCGCCGGCTGGGTGCGCGAAGGCAAGAGTCCCGATCAGGTACGCAAGCTGATCCTCGACGACCAGGCCACCCGCGACGCCAACAGCGGCGGCCACGTCAACCGCGTATCGGCCGGTGAAGACCAGGCCGACAAGACCCGCAACGCAGCCGTCAATGTGCTGCTGGCGCGCGGTCAGGTGATCGACCCCGCCAGCAAGCAGCGCATCATCGTCGACGGCGCCAACCCCTTCCGCGGGCACAGCCTGGTCGACATGGCGCGCAGCGCTCTTGAGCGTGCCGGCGTGCGCACCGAAGGCATGGACAAGATGGGGCTGGTCGGCCGTGCGTTCACGCAGGGCACCAGCGACTTCCCGATCCTGCTCGAATCGGCGATGCACAAGACGCTGCAGAGCGCCTACGTGCTGGCGCCCGACACCTGGTCGCGCTTCTGCGCCCGCGGCAGCGTCAGCGACTTCCGCGCGCACAACCGCTACCGCGTCGGCAGCATCGGCAACCTTGACGCGCTGAATGAGCATGGCGAGTACAAGAACAAGCCGATCCCGGACGGTGAGCGTTCGCCCATCCAGGCCGGCACCAAAGGCAATACGATCAACCTGACGCGCCATGCCATTATCAACGATGACCTGGGCGCCTTCCTGGGGCTGGCCACGGCCTTTGGCCGCAGCGCGCGCCGCACGATCGAAGCAGACGTGTACGCCCTGCTGGCGTCGAACCCGGTGATGCCGGACACCTTCGCCCTGTTCAGCACCGAGCACGGCAACCTCGCGAGCTCCGCGGGCGCGCCGAGTGTCGACACCCTCGAAGCCGCGCGCGTGCTGATGGCCAAGCAGAAGGACGTCGGCAACAACGACTTCCTCGACCTGCGCCCGGCCATCTGGCTGGGCCCCATGGGCACCGGCGGCGACGCTCGCGTGGTGAACGACGCGCAGTACGACCCCGACACCGCCAACAAGCTGCAGCGCCCGAACAAGGTGCGTGGCCTGCTGCGCGACATCGTCGACACGCCGCGCATTCTCGACACCAAGTGGTACCTGTTCGCCGATCCGAGCGAAGCGCCTGTCATCGAGGTCGCCTTCCTCGACGGCCAGGACCAGCCCTTCCTCGACATGGAAGAGGGCTTCAGCGTCGACGGTGCCCGCTGGAAGGTTCGTCTGGACTACGGCGTGGCCGCCATCGACTACCGCGGCGCCGTCCGCAACAACGGCAGCTGATCGGCGCTCGCCGAACCCACTGACAGCCAAGCGCCCGGGCCCATTCGCGGCCCGGGCCACCAATCGAGGAAAGCAACATGGCTACCAACTATCAGCAGGCGGGTGCAGTCATCGACTGGACCAACGGCACCGGCGCCAGCGTCGCGGCCAATTCGATCGTTCGCATGGGGCACATCCTGGGCGTTGCGCTCGCCACCATCGCGAACGGCGCGACCGGTGCGGTCGCTGTCGAGGGTGTGTTCTCCGGCATTCCCAAGGTGTCCGGCGCCGAGTTCGCGCAGGGCGAGAAGCTGGTCTGGGATATCAGCGCCAACAGCAACGCGGGTGCGTTCGACGACAGCGCGGCGACGCCTGCCACGGGCGACATCACGGGCGCTGCTGTGGCGTGGGTGGCGGGCACCAACGGCCAGACCACCTGCACGATCAAGCTGACCCCGGGCAACGCAACCCGCACGTAACCCCCGAACCGCATCGCCCGGTTCGCCGGGCGGTGCGTCTGCCCTTGCCTTGAGTCCTGATGCCATGACTGCAGTGCAGTGGATTGCTGCCATCGGTTCCGCGCTCGCCCTGCTCGGCACTGTGTTCGGTGCGTGCTGGTGGGTGGTGCGGCATTCGCTGCACGTTCAGCGGTTCGCGCTCGAAGCGATCGCCGACATGAAAACGCGGATCGCCGCGCTCGAGCTGCAGGCTATTGACGGCAAAGAGCTGGATGCCGCTTTGGAGAAAGCCCTGGCAAAGCTGATGAATCAGATCGAGCGGCGTCTCGATGGCATGGAACAGGGCCTGCGGTCGGCGACCAGCGAAATGCACCAGGTGCGCGTCGACCTTGCGGTGCTGAAGGACCGCGAAGGTGGCGTCGACTACAGCGAGCACAACCGTCGAGTGATGGGGGTGGCCCGCAATGGCTGACCTGGGCAACGCCGACGCCATCGAACGCATCAGCGCAATCACTCGTGCTCTGGGCGCGGGCAGCAGCAACGCCAGCGTCAAGGTCGAGATCAACGCCGGCGGCTTCGGCGTGGTGGTCGCTGCGGGCTGCTGCGTGCTGATGCTGCTGCTGTCGTGGGTCTTGCTGTGGCTGGTCGGCGACATGCGGCACAGCACCGAGCAGGCCGCCATCGAAACGCGCGCCCAGCTCCGCGAGCACGGCCACCAGCTCAACGCCATCTACCGCGTCGCCCCCAGCGTCGAGCGCGAGGTGCGCGCCCGGCTTGAAGAAGACGCCCGCCTGCGCGCGCAGGCCTCGGAGTAGCCAGCATGTCCACCGTCATCATCCTCGACCCCGATCCCGAAGAGACCGAACTGGTCAGCGCCAGCGGCTGGTCGGCCTACCCGAACTTCAGCCGCGCCGAGTTCGCCTGCAAGCATACCGGCGCGTGCCACATGCGCCGCGACTTCATGGCGGTGCTGCAGCGCATCCGCAACGACTTCGGGCCGCTGCGCATCACCAGCGGCTACCGGCACCCCTCGCACCCTGTCGAGGCCCGCAAGGGCCACACCACGGGCGAGCACACGCAGGGCGCGGCGTGCGACGTGGCGGTGAGCGGCGCCGACGCGCTGCGCTTGATCCAGATCGCCACCGTGCGCGGCATCACTCGCATCGGCGTGCAGCAGAAGGGCCCGCAGAACACGCGCTTCATCCACCTCGGCCTAGGCGGGCGCGGCCTGGCCTCGCCGGCGATCTGGAGCTACTGACATGCAGCCCGTGACCGGCTACATCCGCACCGGCGAGCGCATCCCCAACACGGCGCGCCGCTTCGGCGCCGCGCTGGAATACATCGTCGTGCACCTGCTGCAGCCGGGGCAGGACCCGCAGCCCGTGCTGCTCACCGTCGAACAGATCCGCGACGGCGTCGACCGCGCCAAGACCAACCCCGAAGACTGCCCGCCGTTCGAGCCCGAGCAAGTGCGCATCGAGTGCGCGGTGGCGATCGCGCGGAAGGAAGAGCGGGCGCAGGTGGTGGCGTCGATGCTCGCTGAATGCCGGTACGTTCGGCGCCGTGCGCTCTTCATCGGCTACCTCGGCGGTGCGTCGCTCGCGCTGGCCGTCGTCGCCTTGGGGCGGCTGCTGTGATCCGTGCCGGCTGGGACCTGCTGCTGCACGTCGTCGGCACTGCCCCGCAGTGGGTGGGTCCGATGGTGCTGGCGTGGCTGATCTCCGTCGGCGCCACGCAGGCCATCAAGCCGTGGCTGCCCGAGAGCCTCAACGACCGCAGCCGCCACCGCGCCACGCAGGCCATCGCCCTGGGCTTCGGCCTCGCTACTTCCTACGCGCTGTGGCCGGCCGAGCTGGACTGGCGCACCGGTGCTGCTGTGGGTGGCGCCGTAGGCCTGTGGGGCCCGGTCAGCTACGCCCTGTTCCGCCGCATCGCCGAACACCGCTGGCCCTGGCTGCGCGAGCGCCTGAGCGGCGACCGCCCCAATCTCGAGGACTGACACCATGCGCACCCTGATCACCCTGCTGTTGCTCTCCGCGCTGCTGCTGCTCAGCGGCTGCGCCACCACCGGCGAGGCTGCGTTCTATGCGCGGCAGGAAGCCGCCGAGCAGGCCCGCGCCGTGCGCATGGCCGCGCTCGCCGACACCAGCGCCTGCAACGGCGACGCGACCTGCGTGGTCGCCGCCAAGGGCTTCGCCGCGATAGCCGAACTCGGCGGTGGCAGCGCCCAGCCGCAGCAGTACGTGCCGCAGCCCAGCACCGCCGCGCGCGTGGGCCTGGCGCTGATCGGCCAGCTCAGCCCGCTGGCTTCTGCGGCCGTCGCGTGGCGTAGCAGCGACAACAGCGTCCGAACTGCCGAGGCGCAGTTCGGGTTCCTTGGCGGCGTAGTGAGCGATGTCTCCAACGCCAGCGCGCGCAGCGCTGAGGCCGCGTTCAACGTGCTGCCGCAGCTCGGCCCGCGCATCGACGTCGGTGGCGATTACGTCAGCGGCACCCAGCACGTCGGTGACGCCACCACGGTGGGCCGCGACCAGATCGGCCGCGACCAATTCCAAGGGGATTGGCGCACCGGTGACGACACCCGCCGCGACACCATCGGCCGCGACCGTATCGACAACGCCGGCAACCTCGGCGACGGCAACCGCCAGAACAGCCCAGACGACAACAGCACCACCTGCGAGGGCCCGGGGTGTCAGGGCGTCAACCGCCCGATCACCAACCCGCTGCCTGAGCCCGAGCCGGAGGAGGAGGGCTGATGCTCGCCCTCGGCGCCACCGCCAAGGTGATCGGCATCGCCGTCGCCCTGCAGATCGCCACCCTCGCGGGCTGGTGGCTGCATGTCAGCAGCGCGCGCGCGGACAACACCCAGACCGCGACCGACCTGGGTGCGTGCACCGCTGCGCGCGACACGGCGGTCGCGGAGAACGCCGAATGGGAAACCGGCGCGCTCGAAGCCCAGCGCGGCCTCGCCCAGTGCCAGGCGCAGTGGGCTGAGGCCAAGGCCGACGCCGAGTTTCACGCCGCTGCCGCCGCCGAGCACCGCCGCAACGCCGTCCGCTGGGCCGAGGCCTTTGCCGGCCGCTACGCCGGCAAGACCGCCCAATGCGCCGCCGCGCTGCAGGCGCTGGACCCGGCCTGCCCTGAGCTGGAGGGGTACTGATGCGCGCGCTGCTCGCTCTCGCGCTGCTGGCCCTCACCGCCTGCACGCCCGACCCGGTCTACATCACCCGCCCGGTCTACATCGACCGCGTGCAGCAGGTGGTGCAGCCGATCCCGGCCGAGCTGCTGCAGCCGCACGCCATCGCCGAAGGTGCGCCCAGCCAGTGCCCCAGCATTGCCGCGCAGCGCCGTGCCGAGCTCGAAGCCTGCAACGCCGACAAGGCCGCCATCCGCGCCATCGCTGGCGCGAAGGGGCAGGGCAGTGACTAACGCCTGGCTGGCCGACTTCGACGCCATCGCGCACACCGCCTTCGCGGATGCCGGGCTCGCCGACACCGCGGTGCTGCGCGCCCCTGGCGGCGCCGTGCACGGCGATGTCCGCTGCATGGTGAGCCGCGGCGTGCAGGTGCTGGCCGACGAAGGCTCAGTGACCAGCAACCAGACCACGGTCGACCTGTTGAAGGCAGACCTGCCGGCGTCGATCACGAAGGCCTGGGTGGTGGTGCTGTCCGACGGCGAATACCTGATCGACAGCCAGCCGCTGTCGTCTGACGAATCTCTGGTGCGCTACCTGTTGAGGCGCAAGCAATGAGCTGCGATCCCATCTACATCCGCGCGGGCGACTCGCTGGGGGGTCTGCGTCTGGACTACGTCAGCAGTGATGCCGACGACGCGCCCAACGTCGCGCTGCCGGGCACGCACTCGATCGTCGAGTTCCGCGTGGGCGGCCGTGTGCTGCTCAAGCTCACCGAAGGGGCAGGTGTCACGACGCTGCGCGACGAGGGCCAGCTGCTGTTCGCTGCCACCGCCACGCAGACCAGCCAGCTGGCGCCGCCGGCGGGCCTGAACGCGCACGAGGTCAATCTGGCCTGGCGCAACTACATGCCGGCCAGCGAAGAGACCAACAGCGAGACCCTGGCTGACCTGACCGTGATCGTCCTCGCGCAGGAGGTCGCACGCCCGTGAGTTCTGTTCGCGTCACTGCAGTCGAGCGCGTGGTGCGCATCGTGGCGCGCGGCGTCACCGGCGTGGCCACGGTCAATGTCGAGGCCCCGCTGATCACCACCGGCGGCGCCACGCCGACGCTGTCGATCGCGCCGGCGACGCCGACCACGCCGGGCAGCCTGTCGGCCGCGGACAAGGCCAAGCTCGACGCGCTGGCGGATCCGACGCTCAGCGATGCGCTGCCGCAGGCGGTGGGCAATGCCGGGCCCGGCACGTCTACGCGCGCGGCCCGCGGCGACCATGTGCACGCCCACGGCGCGCAGGCGGGCGGCGGGCTGCATGCCACGGCGACGCCGCAGGTGGCCGGCTTCATGTCCGCTGCCGACAAGACCAAGCTCAACAGCATCGCCGCGGGTGCCCAGGTCAATGTGCCGACCAACCTCGGCGTGGGTGGCACGGGCGACGCGCGCACCATCACCAGCAGCACCGGCAGCTCCGCGGCGCTGCCGCTGGCCACGTCGACCACTGCCGGCCTGCTGTCCAGCTTCTACTTCACCCTGCTCAGCACCTTCGCCGCCAACGTGCGCGACCAGGTGCTGGCCATGCTGCAGCAGGGCGCCAACATCACGCTCACGCCGAGCGGCACCGGTGCATCGCGCACGCTCACCATCAGCTCGACGGCATCGGGCGGCGGTGGCTCGGGCACGGTGACCAGCGTCGGGCTTTCGCTGCCCGGCATCTTCGCCGTCTCCGGTTCGCCGGTGACGGGATCGGGAACACTGACCGCCACGCTGGCATCGCAGACCGCCTCGCGCGTGTGGGCCAGCCCTGCTGGCTCCGACGGCCCTCCAGTATTCCGCGAGCTGGTGCAGAGCGATATTCCCGCCCTGTCCGCCGGCAAGATCGTGCTGTCCGATGATCGGCTGCTGGGCCAAATCGCAGGCGGCAGCGCAGCCGCTCAGATCGCGCTCGGCACGGGCCTTTGGTTCTCCGGCCTGAATCTGGTTTTGTCCACCAACCTGCAGGGCTGGCATGCGATTGCGCCGAGCGCGAAGCAGGACACGCTCACCCCTGGCAGCGGCATCAGCATCGTCGGCAACACGATCAGCGCGACGGGCGACGGCGGCTCAGCAGTGCGCCCGATCACGGTCGGCTTCGACGCCGGCCGCGTCAATGGCGTAGACCAGCCGCTCACCACCGGCCTGCGCTTCGAGCTGCGCGCGCCGGTCGGGCTCGAGCCGACTGCTTGGACCCTGCTGCCCAAGGCGGGCAGCACCGGCGACATCACCATCGAGGTGCGCAAGCGCCCGTTTCCCAGCGGCACCTTCACTGCGATTACCGCCGGCTCGCCGCCGTCGATCTCGGCCGGCGCGCGCGGCACTGCGTCGGCTTCCGCGTGGACCGCAATTGATGCCGGCGACCTCATCGAGTTCGAGGTGACGGCCGTCTCCGGCCTGGTCACTGGCGCAAACCTGATCATCGAGGCGACTGAAGCATGAGCGTCACCACCTACCGCAGCACCGACTCGGGCGCGCCCGTCCTGAATGGCACCACGGGCAACGGCTTCGTCAATCTGCTGACGACGTGCCTGACTGGCACCGGGACTGCTTACGGATCGCTACCCAAAAAGGGCTGGACGCTGCTTTTTACGGGGACGAATAAGGCCGTTTACCGAACTGTTGACGGTGTTGGATTCCTTCGCGTTGTCCACGACGGCACCGGCACGGGCGGTTTCCGCGAGGCGCTTGTGCGCGCCGCCGAAGGTGCGACGAACGTTGACACGCTGGTTGATCCGTTTCCGACTGTTGCCGAGGTGACTGACCTTGCCTGCGTTTGGCGAGCATCGAACACGCTTGACACTACCGCCCGAGCTTGGGAACTGGTTGCGGATGACAACTGGTTCATCCTGAGCGTTTTGCATGATTCGGCAGCGGCTGATACCTACATGTTCGGGAAGTATTCGCCGAGCCGGTCGGCTAACTCTTGGCCGTATCTTGTTTCTGTAAGGGGAACCGCAAACTCAAATGCTGATGGAACCGCTGCCGCTATTTATCAGGCTGCCACGGCAGCCTTCAACACAGCCCGGCTTTTTGCAATGAGAAATTCGACAGGGACAGTGAAGTCCCCTCGTGCTGTGTTTTTGACAGAATCGGCAAGCTCGACTTCTAACTATACGGCCCCCGGTCAGCTTGGCCCGCCTATTCCAAACTCTGATGGCCTGATCTTCATGAGCCCTCCGCAGCTTTGGGTTAATGGCGTTGGCGGGTCGAGCGTGTCAGATCCTCAGTCCGCCGGGTTTTTTTCCAACCTCTGGAGTCCGTTGCACAACTTCAACTCTGCGGGCCGCGCCGCATTTTGGGGGGACACGTTCAATGCGGCTGGCTATGACCCGTCTGCGCAATTCGTTTTGCGCGGCGCTCGCGGAGACACTCAAGGTAAGCACATCATCGAAACTACCGACACTTGGCAGGACCCGTTAGCATGAGCGACTTGGGCGACATTGGCGAGGTCATTCCTGACGGCCTGCGGTCTGTCATGTTCTCGTTTGGTGGCCGCGCTGTGGCTGTCGTTTCTGGCACTGGCGCAACACCGGGCAGCGAAATCCTGATTTCGTTCCGCCGCAGTCAGGTCGCGACCGTGCAAGCCGACAACGCCGGCAACTGGACAGTCGGTGGACTGAACGACGGAACATATTGGGCGTCTGAGCTGGGCACCGTGCGCGGCTGGTCCATTGTGGTGTTCGGCACGTCGGTCACCGTCACCGAAGAGGAAGCCCCCGACAGCGGCGATGTGATCACCGCCGGCCAGGCCTACGGGTGGATCGGATGAGCGCGCTGCCCCTCTCCGAACGCGCCCTGCGCGCCATCGAGTGCCGGCTGCGGAAGATTCGCAAGCCCGGCGGCTTCGCCACCGATGCCGGGCGCAACGTGCTGCGCGAGGCCGAGTCGGTGTCGGCCGATGAGCTGCCCTGGATCAGCGTGTTCGACGGCGGCGAGACGCCCGACGACGGCGCGGGCAATCGCGCGGCCATGACCATGCGGCTCAACGTCGAGGTGCAGGCGGCGCTGCGCGTGGAGTGCGCTGGCACCGATGCGCAGCTGCTCAAGGCCGACATCAAGCGCGCGCTGTTCGGCGGCTTTGGCGGAAAGCTCAGCGACGACCTCGGCGACATCGGCGCCATCAGCTATCGCGGCACCACCGCGCTGAACCGGCAGGACGGCGGCGACGCCGCGCTGCTGCGGGTGAGCGTGACGGTCAGCTACCCCGAAGGACAGGGCAACCCCTACGGATCACAGGACGCAAGCCATGGACCGCATCGACTCGATCAATTGCTGTCCTGAGGCTCCACGCATCGATCTGCCGGAACACAAGGCACCCCGCCTGCGTGATCTCGGCGCCGGCCAGATCGTCGACACGCCAGCGGCTGCAGGCGCAAGCCCGCAGTCGAGCCCGAGACCACGCACGCGGCTCTGATGCCGCGCACCCCACCCGCCACAGAGGACACCGACATGGCAGCTCCCAACATCACCCCGTACGCCAAGGCCTACAAGTTCGGCCGCGGCCGCCTGTTCTTCAACCCGCTGGTCGACGGCATTTACCAGGGCTTCCAGCCGTTCGGCAACTGCCCCGGCTTCGAAGTCAGCGTCGAGGGCGAGACCTTCGAACACCAGTCGTCCGAGGGCGGTATCTCGGAAACCGACTTCACCGTGCCGCTGGGGATCACCCGCAGCGCCACCATCACCTGCGACAACCTGTCGAAGTCGAACATCGCGCTCTTCCTGGCCGGTGAGCAGGTCACAGTCACGCAGGCCGCCACGCCGGTCACCGACTACGTGATCGACCAGGTCAACCCGGGCCGCTTCTACCAGCTCGGCAAGACCGAATCGAACCCGTCGGGCGTGCGCGGTGTGTCGGCGGTGGCCGTGCGCATCAAGGAAGGCGACGACGCCCCGGCCCGTGCCAACAGCACGGCCTACGTGGCGGGCGACTTCTACGTGCCGGCGTCGGCCAACGGCCGGTTTTACCTCTGCACCGTGAGCGGCACCTCGGCCAGCTCGCCGCCGGTGTTTACCACTGACGGCACCACCTTCACCGATGGCACGGCGACGTTCATCGACATGGGTCTGGTGGTCGTGCCCTCGACGGCCAACGTCAACTACCGCCTCGACGCCGGCCTGGCCCTGCTGTCGGCCACCACGGACGGCACCATCGCCCAGGCCAATACCAAGTACGCCGCGGTGGTCTCGGGCGGCCGCCTGTCGCTGCACGTCGACTTCACCCCGGCCGCCAACACCCGCGAGCAGGTGCGCACGGGCGGTGAGCAGAGCGTGGTCGGCGAGCTGAAGTTCATCGCCGACAACCCGGGCGGCTCGGACAACGAGGACCTCTACTGTCCGCAGGTCACGCTGACCCCGAACGGCGCGCTGCCGTTCATCACCGGCGACGACATCGCGAGCGTCGAGTTCAACGTCGGCATCGGCATCAAGGACAGCGTCACCCGCGCGATCTACATCGACGGCCGTCCGGCCGGGCTGTAAGCGCACGGCATTGCCCCGCGCGCCCGAACCCTCACGCTGAGTGCGTGGGACCGGCCAGGGAGATCCCAGGCTAGGGCGCGCGGGGCCTCTTCTTCGAGGACAGATCACACATGGCGAGCATCACCGTGGCAGACAAGGCCCATCCCCTCGGCGAGCTGACTGCGCGCAAGACGCTGGCGTTCATGCGCCTGCGCGCGCTGGTCGATTCGGCCGGCGCCGAACCCGACGCGCTGACCACGCCGGAAGCGCTGGCGGCAGTGGTGGCGCTGTGCGAGGCCTTCGGCATCGATGCGGGCAACCTGCCGCTGCATGAGTGCATCAAGGCCACGCGCGAGATCATCGCCGCGGCGGCGGTGCAGTGGGGTGGCTACCTCGCCGGCCCGGTGCTGGCCGAGATCCAGCAGACCAATGAGCTGGCACAGGTGGTGCTGCAGGGCCTGAAGGGTGCGGCGAATGGCGCGCCTGCGAAATAAGAAGAACCAGGCGCTGCGCTTCTTCACCAACGGCAAGCGCGCCGACGATGCCTTCGGGCTGTCGGCGTTTGTCGGCCAGCTGGTGCGGCGCACCGAGCAATCGACCAGGCGCGCGGTGGCGACCACGGCGCGCAAGCTGGAGCCGCTCGCCAAGCGCGAGGTCACGGCCAGCTTCAACGTGCCGGTGAGCAAGCTGCAGGGCAAGTTCCGCGTGGTCACCACGCCGGACAGCATCCGCCTGTTCGCCAGCGATCGACGGCTGCCGGCGATTGACTTCGGCGGGCGCTGGGGCGGCATCAAGACGCCGGGCGCCAGCGCGCAGATCGAGCGCAGCGGCGGTGCGCAGGTGTTCGCTGGCGCCTTCATCAACACCGTGCGCGGGCTGCAGTCGATCCGCGAGCGCAAGATCCGGCAGGGCAAGCGCGCAGCGCGCGGCCCGCTGATCATCATCCGCGGCCCGTCGCCCCGAATGATGGTGCTGGGCCAGCGCGCCGACCAGCGCCGCAACCCGCTGAGCGGGTACGACAGCGTGCCGGCCGAGGCCATCCTGGCTGAGCTGCGCACCTTCTACATCACCGAACTGCAGCGGCAGATCGCCTTAGGGGTCCGCAGTGGCTGACAATTTCCAGCAGGTCATCGAAGTCGCGCTGCGGTCGGCCACCGACCCCAGCCTGCGCGTACTGCTCGAGGACCTGCGCGACCTCGGCACGCAGGGCGAGCTCACCGATGAGCAGCTCTCCGCTGTCACTGGCGCGGTCGAAGAGCTCAACCAGCAGGCCGCCGCTGCCAACGGGCTGCAGGCCTCGATCACTGCGCTGCAGCAGTACCGCGGCGAGCAAGAGCGTCTGGCCGATGCCGTCGACAAGGCCGCGCTGCGGCTCAAGCTGGCGGCCGAGCAGGAATCGGCCTCGGCTGCCGCGCTCAAGCAATCGGAGCAGGCGCTGGCCGAGCTGCGCGCCGAGCGCGACCGCTACAACGCCAGCGAAGAGCGCACCACCGAAGGCGCGCGCCAGTTCGCCGCCAGCCTGAAGGAAGCGCAGGCCGCGCAGAAGGCCGCGCAGGCGGAATACGCGGCCGCCGCCGGCACGCTGCGGCAGGCCACCACCGAATACGACCGCGCCGTCACCGCGCAGGACAAACTCACCGCCAACATCGGCAAGAGCGAGGACGCGATCAAGGCCGCGGGTCTGTCGGTCGAGGACCTCGGCAACGCGCAGGCCGAGCTGCAGAAGCGCCTGGCGCAGACCGGTGCGACCACGCAGACGCTGGCCACCAACCTGCGCGAGCAGGTCGCGGTGAACCAGCAGGCCGCCGCGGCCGCGCGCCAGAACGCCGCGGCGCAGCAGGCGCTGGCCGATGCCAACGCCACGCTCGGCCGGCGCAGCTTTGCCGAGGTGCGCGCCGAGATCGAGAAGGTCCGGCAGGCCTACGAAACCCTGCGCGCCAGCGGCACTCTGACGGGCCGCGAGCTGGCGCAGGCGCAGTCGCTCACCATCGAGCGCACGCGCCAGCTGCGGGCCGAATACGGCAGCCTCGGCCAGTCGCTGCGGCAGGTGCAGGGCAGCCTGATCGCTGCCGGCGCCAGCCTGTTCACCGCCACGCGGCTGCTGGGCAATGCCGCCGCCGCGGCCAGCCAGTTCCAGCGATCGCTCGCCGCGATCAGCACCATCGCCCCGCAGGCGGATCTCGATGCCCTGGGCGCCAGCGTGCGCGAGCTGACGCGCGAGTTCGGCGGCGACGCCAGCCGCAATGCGGCGGCGCTGTATGAAATCATCGCGGCCGGCGTCGAGGACACGACGCAGGCGCTGCAGATCCTGCGGGTCGCGAATCAGCTGGCCATCGGCGGCTTGGCCGACACCGAAGTCGCGGCCAGCGGTCTGGTTGCCACGCTCAACGCCTACGGCCTTGCCGCCGAAGAGGCCACGCGCGTGAGCGATGCCTTCTTTGTCGCCGCAGCGGCCGGCAACACCACCATCGAGGAGCTGTCGCAGAGCATCGGCGGCGTTGCCCCGCTGGCGGCCTCGGTGGGCGTGTCGGTCGAGCAGCTGACCAGCGCGGTGGGTGCGCTCACCGCCGGTGGCCTCGACACCGGGCAGGCGTTCACGCAGATTCAGAGCGCGCTCACGGCCGTGGTCAAGCCCACAGCCGAGGCGAAGCGCGCGGCCGAAGAGCTGGGCATTCAGTTCGATGTCGCGGCGCTCCGCTCGCAGGGGCTGCAGCAGTTCCTGCAGGGCGTGTCGACCGCAGCGCAGGGCAATGAGACCACGCTGGCCACGCTGTTCGGCCGCGTCGAAGCGTTGCAGGGCGTGCTGGCGCTCACGGGCAACCAGGCCGACGCCTTCGCCAAGGCGCTGAGCGATATGGAGAACGGCGCCGGTCGCACGGCCGAAGCCTTGGCCAAGCTGCAGGACACCCCGGAGGGAAGGCTGCGGGTGTTCCGCGCCGCTGTCGCGGATCTCGAGCTGAGCTTTGGCCAAGCCGTCACTTCTCTCACGCCCTTGCTGGACGGCTTAACCAGCCTCATCAACCTATTCAACGAGCTTCCGGCCGGGGTGCGCACCACCGTTGCCGGGCTGGGCGCGCTGACGGCAGTGGTGGCGCCGCTGGCCATCGCCATCGTGCAGAGTCGTGCCGCCCTGGTGCTGCTGCTCGGAAGCCTGCGTGCGATCGGTCCGGCGGCTGCGAGCGCTGGTGCTGGTGTCGGTGTCTTCACTACGTCGGTGACTGGTGCGACCGCAGCATCGGGCGCCTTGCGGTTTTCGCTGCTTGCGCTTGGGACCGTGCTTACTTCGGTGGGCGTTGCGTTTGCCGGGTTCAAGGCCGGCGACGTGCTGGCGGAAAGCCTCAATGAGGCGCGCGTTGCATCAAGCGAAGCCGGGCAAGCAGTCATCCGGATGTCGCAGGAAATCCAAGCCGCGGGCGAGGCGGGCCGTCTGCAGGCGGCCGAGTTCTCGAACTTCGCCAGTGTGCAGGTCAAGTCCGCCGAGGCGTCTGCGCAGCTGGGCGAGGCCCAGCGCGAGGCCTACCGCGTCGCGCTCGAAGGCCTTGAGCAGTATCTGCTCGGCCGCGGGCGCGAGCTGATCGCCATCAAGCAGCGCGGCGAGGCCACCTCGCAAGAGCTGGCGGAGCTGGGGCAGGTCAATGCTCGGCTGGTGCAGGTCCGCGCGTCGTTCGAAGGGCTGGACCAGGCGGGCCTGGGGGCGGCCAAGAGCATCGCGGCCATCTCTGAGGCCGTGGACTTCTCTGCGGTGGCGACACTCGCATTGAATCTGCGCGCTGCCGCCAAAGACGGCAAGGCGCTGGGCGATGCGCTGGCGGCTGCTTTTGATGGCATCGACTTTGAGAATGGCGCCTCGCGCCTCGCTGAGCTAGCACTGGGCCTTGAGAAGGCGGCGAGTGGTGGAACGGCCGCCGCCATTGCCATCCGCGATGGCCTCGCACAAGAGCTGGCGAAGCTCTCGGGCGAAGAGTTGCTGCGCTTCCAGCAAGCCGCACAGTTTGCCTTCGACAGCGCGGGCGCCAGCGCCGGTGCGGCCTCGCAGGTGCTCGATGCCACCCTGGCGGAGAGCTACCGGCGTCTGGGCGTCAACGTCGAGGCCGCCGGCGTCAAGATCACGGAGCAGGGCAGGGAGATCATCGCCAGCTTCCGCGCCATCGCTGCCAGCGGCAATGCATCGGCGCAGGCGATCGGGGCGGCGTTCTCGGCTGCCCTGAACAAAGCCCAGACAACCGGCGAGGTGCAGGCGCTTGAGGAAGCGCTGCGCGCGGCTTTCACTGCCGGGAAGATCAGCGCTCAGCAGCTTGGTGCGGCGCTTTCTGCAGCCGGCGCCCGCACCGCGGACATCACGAATGGTGCGCTTGAGGCGCAGGGGGCAATCGCAGGCATAAGCGATGCCGGCCGGCGCATGACGCGCGAGCTGATCGCCACACTTCAAGCCTCGCGCGCAACGCTGGCGGCAGAGGCGAACGTCATCGCCCAGAAGATCGGCGAGGCCTTTGCCACCGGAGCGCCAACCGAAGCGCTGCGCGAGCAGCTGGCGGGCATCGAGGCACAGATCCAGGGCGCCAACACCCAGATCTCGGATCTGGAGAAAGGCGTCGCCGGCATCGGCGATGAGTCCGCCCGCACGGCCGATCGAAGCAACGACAGCTTCAACAAGATCAGGGACGACCTGAAGAGCGCCGCCCTGCAGGCCAAAGAGACCGCGGCAGCGGTGGGCGGCATCGGCGATGAAAGCCAGCAGGCGGGCGAAGAGGTCGAGCTCGGCGTGTCCAACGCGCTACTCGGCCTGATCCAAGTGACGAAGGACGCCCGCGACGCGGTCGCCGAGCTGGGCCCTGCTGCCGTCGAGGCGTTCGACCGCCTGCGCGGCGAGCTGGGCGTGGTCAACACCACCGGCCGCAGCACCGCCGACGTGATGCAGCTGATCGCCGACCGCGCCGCTGCGGCTGCCCGCAATGCCGAAGAGCTGAAGCTGCAGGTGGGCGACACCGAGGCGGCCGTGAAGCGCACGCGTGAGGAGATGGCGCGGCTGGCGCAGCAGACGGCCGAGGCCACCGATGAGCTGGCCAGCCTGAACCGCCAGCTGCAGGACGAAGCCGACCGCCGAGCCGGCAACGAAGAGGCTGTGCGCCGCCGCGAGTACGAAGAGCAGCTGCGCCGCATCGCCGAGCTGGAGCGCAAGGGCGGACAGTCGGCCGCCACGCAGGCGAACCAGGCCCGCGAGCTGGCGCGCCGCAACTTCGAAGCGGACCTGCGGGAGATCCGCGAGCGCGAGCGCGAGCAGATCAACTCCAACCGCCGCGTCGACGACGACCGCCGACGCGCGTCCGGCACCAGCAGCGGTGGCGGTGGCCTGGCGCCGGTCCGCGCGCCGGCCGCGCCGCCGCCCATCGCGCCGAACATCACCATCAACGGCGTCACCGACCCCCAAGAGGTGGCCCGCAAGGTCGCCGTCGAGCTCGACCGCCTGCAGCGTCGCGGCTTCAACCCGAGGACCGGAACCTAGCCATGCGCTACCTGATGAACCGCGACAACCTGGCCCGCACCGGCACCGTGGCTGCGACCAACCTCGTACCCAGCACTGCCATCACGCGCACCGACACCGCGCCCAAGGCGGGCGGCGGGGCCGTGTCGCTGTCCGGCGCGTACACAGGCAGCGCGGACGCGACGCTCGAGGTCGAGATCATTGGCGACGGCGGCACCAGCCGGCGGGTGAGCGCGCCGCAGTTCGTGGGCGTGGGCAGCGGACAGATCAGCGGGCTGGCAGCGTCCAACAGCGTCGACGCGCAGACTGTGACGGTGACGCTGGAGAACCTGGGCGTGGAGACGCGCGCCGCGCAGGCGCCGTTTCAGTCAGCCATGCTGGTGGCGAAGGAATCAGGCACCGGCGGCAACGCGATCACGGTCACCGTGGACAGCAGCGGGCTGGTGGACACGCCGACCGACTACGCGCTGCAGGAAGAGCTGCGCGAGGGCGTCAACGAATACATCGGCGACCAGTGGAACTTCGGCGCTGTGGCGCTGAACCCCGACGGCACGATCCCGGCCAACGCGCCGCGCATCCGCTTCGGCATTGATCCGCAGGTGTACCGGCCCTTCAAGCGCTACACGGCCGGCCGCTGGGTCTACAGCTTCACCCCGGCGCCCGTGCGCTCTGTGCCTGCCGGCACGCCGATCAAGGCCGTGTCGGGCAGCCGCACGATCACGATCACCGACCAAGTGGACGTCGAAACCTTCGGCGGCGTGGTGACGCTGTTCGATGCGCTCACCGCGATCCGCGACGGCTCGGACCTGGTGCGCGTCGACGGCGCCATCGTGGCGGACTTCCGCCCGGGCGGACAGGGCATCACTGACCTTTCCGTCTACACGCAGAGCTACGCCGCCAGCCGATCGGCCGACGGCACCGAGTACGCGCGCGAGGCCGAGTTCGCGGTGACCGTGGCGCCGACCGCGCCGACCGAGACGCTGACCATTCGCTGCGTGGACGCGAGCGAATCCGGCCGCGAGCGCTGGAGCGTGCGCGGGCAGGTGTCGGGCCGGCTGCAGGATGCGATCACCAATGCGCTCTACAGCTCCGGCGCCTACGGCTTCCAGATCCCGCTGGTGCCGAGCCCGATCATCCCGACCGTCTCTGCCATCGACGTCAAGCTGGCCGCCGACCGCAGCAACAACGCGCAGCGCCCGACGCTGTGCGTCGAGGACGCGCTGGTCGGCCGCTTGGCCAAGGCCACCACCTACGAGTTCACCTGGGTGACGCGCCCCGAGCCGTGCCCCTGCGACACCAACGCCGACATCGAGGGCGGCCCCGACCCCGACCTACTGGGCATCGCACTGCCCGAAGGAGCTGCAACCATGTCTGAGGCATCGCGGATCATCCGCGTGGAGCGCCTCGCCAAGTACGCCAACCAGTTCGTGCAGGCCAACACCGGCGCGCCTCCCGGCCCCGGCCCGTCGCCGTACATCCCGGCGCTCGCCGAGAATGACCTGCGGTTCATCCGCGAGTCCGCGCGCATCCTGAGTTCGGCTCTGCGCAAGATCGCCGGCGGCAGCGTGACCTATCCGGTGTGGACGGCAGAAGCGGCAGTGGGCGCGGACGTGGTGCGCGAGAGTACCGACCGCAACGGCTACCGCTACGCCTACAGCGGCGGCACGACGGGCGAGACGGAGCCGACCTGGCCGACGACGATCGGCGGCACGGTGAGCGACGGCGATGGCACCTGGACCTGCATCGGCCTCACCGTGTGGGCGATGTGGGATGCGGCGTTCGAGGCATTCAAGACGGACGCCGACAACCTGTTCGGCATGGCCGACGGCGAGGACCTGTCGCCGCGGATCATCATCGAGGGCGACACCACGCGCGAAGAGCGCAACCCGCCGGAGCTGTATTTCCAGCGCTATCAGGCGGCGATGAACGAAGTGATCGCGGCGGCCGGGGTCGACCCGGATTTTGAGGGGGCCGGGCTGGACGGAAACCGCGTCTGGACCGATCGCGGCGGGGTGGCATGGTTCGAGTGCACGTCACACGACCTGCTGCCCATCCAGCCCGGCTACTACTACCACAGCGCACGTCTGGGCACGGATGACACCGGCCGGCGCGTTCCGGTGTCCACGCAAGAGTTCGGCGTGGGCATCGACATTCCCTGCGAGGCGCTCATCGACGGCGACCGCCTCTCGATCACGATTGACCTGGCCGGCGTGCCGCGGGCGACCTACCAGCAGGGCGATGAGTTCGTGCTGCAGA